CTAAAAGTAACTCTAAACGTGGTATATACTTTCATGAAAGATATGATACAGGAGAAGTGTTGTATGTAGGACAAACTGACAACAATATTGCAGCTCGGCAGTCTGCTCATGCTGCTAATTTTAAAAATACATCTACAAGCGAGGCTTCTGGTGAAAAATATAGACAATATATAAGAAATAATAATTTAACTGAACTTATATTAAATCCATATTACATTGATTTATCACACTTACCTAAAGGCATAGCTGCAGCAATTGAGCAACGTTTTATTGAATATTTTAAACCAATTATTAATAGAGAGGAATTATAATATGAGTAACACTAGAGGAATGACTCGAAGAGAGAAAATGCAATATGAAGCTCGAATTAGAAATATGACGGGAACTTCTAAATTACATAAAGTAACTGAAGCTTATCAAGTGATTGAAGATGATAAGTTAATTGATGATTTACTTCGTAAAAATACTAAAGGTGCTAAGTGGGCTGAAGGAGCTGCATATTCTGAAGAGTTTATGTATGGAACTGATGAAGAGAATACAGCTGATTGGGTAAATTCAGGTGTAGTTGACACCGCAATAGATACTACAAATGAGGAATATTATGGCTAAGAAACAGGTACAACGTCGGAAAAAAGTGGGTATTGCTGGAGCACCTATAGATGGAAGCTTTGAGCAATTCAAGATTTACTTTCATTATGATGTAGACTCTAAAGACTTATTGGATGTTACTAAGAATTATGTTAAAAAGTATTGGGATAAACCTGATGCTAATGCAATCTTAGCTAACCCTAATTGGGAATATTCACAAAGTCATATAGCTGCAATGTGTTATTGGGTAGAACTAGATAATACTTTCCCTGAAAAATACGAGAGAGCTAAGTCTTATATTACCGATAAGTTCAATGGGTTAATTACACAAGGTAAAGCTATCTTACAAGAGAAAGCTAATAATACCTCTAAGAAATCTACTATTACCCCAGCTATGAGAATGAAAGCACATGTACTTGATACAGTGATGGAAGACTTATACTTATTAGAAGATCAATGGTTAAGTGGTGATACACCTAAAAAGATTAACTTATATAATCAAATGCAAGTACATGATATTAAAAGGTTCACGGAAATTGAATCTTGGATATCTGAATACACTACAGATTATAGAGCTTTCTTAAAAAAGGATGAAGATATTATTGAGGCTTATCCAAACTTAACACGTAAAGAAGTGTTAGCTAGAATGAAAATCCTTGAAGAGTTTGAAGCTGATTTAGAATTATTTAAATCATCTAAGAAGGCTGTACGTAAAGTAACAATTAAAAAAGTTAAAGGTGCAGATAAACAAGTAGCTAAGCTTAAGTACAATAAGAGTGATAGTAAATATAAACTTACTTCAGTTAATCCATTACGAGTACCAAGTTCAATGCATATCTATTTGTTTAATACAAAGACTGAACAACTGACAGTATTGAATTCAATGAGCCCAGATGGTATGACAGTTTCCGGAACTTCAGTTAAGGGGTTTGATAAAGAAACATCGGTTGTCTTGAAGTTAAGAAAACCAAATGATATTTTACCAATCATTCTTAAGAAGAGTGTTAAGCAAATTGATAAAGCTGTAAGTAATTTAACAACAAAGGCTAAGGTTCCTACGGGAAGAATTAACGAACACATGGTGATATTACAATGCAAGTAGAAGATATAAACAAAAAGAGTTTTTCTAGAATGGTAGAGACATATGTTAGACGCCATAAAGGATGTGAATATATAGAAGCAATCATACATTTGTGTGAAGAGAATGAATTAGATTTAAGAGATGCTAAGAGATTACTATCTAAAGAATTAATCGAACATATTGAAGTAGAAGCGAGAGATTTGAATATGTTAATAGGTGGTAATAATTCATATTCTTTACCAATTTAAGGTTTACTTTTAATTAAAAATATGTTATAATATATTATATGATGAACGGATTTGAAGCTTATCAGTATGCGAATGCTGTTAATATGCATTTTAATACTAAATATGATGCTTTTAAGTATCATTTTAAAACTAGAGTTACTGAAAAAACTTATTGGGGTAGACCAGATAAGTATCAGTTAACTAAGATTGGTAAACGATTTAATAATAAAGATGATATAATTGGATACTTCGCGGCTCATCAATTAGCTGGCAACAAATGGTCAGGTGATATGATTAGAGACGAAGATGTATACACCGATTATCTTAAACGAATAGAGAGCTTATCTTATAACTTTAAGAATGAGCTACAAGAACTTTCTGAGTATAGTTTAGATGGTTTGATAGGAATGTATAAAGATACCTATCCAATCATTATAAATAAATACCTGGAAGATACAGTGTCGATAGAGACAGTGTGTATCCTTAATGCATTAACAGGTTTCATTGAAGATGCTAACGGGAAGATTACGGAAACAATATTGTGGCCGGACATCTACAGAAAGGTAACTAAATATCAACCTTTCTTGAACTTTGATAGAGATAAGTTCTTGAAGATTGTATTAGATACTTTTACATAATGATACAAAATAATACAAATTAATATTAATATATAGGAGAAATATATGGGTTTTGCAGATATGAAAGCAAAAGCAATGAACATGGATTCATTGGTAAGTGCCGCTGAACAAGCAGGCGGAAAGAAAAAATCATACGGAGATGATCGTATGTGGAAGCCAACAGTTGATAAAGCAGGTAATGGTTATGCCGTTATTCGTTTTTTACCACCAGTTGAAGGTGATGACCTTCCTTGGGCTAAATATTGGGATCACTTCTTCCAAGGTCCTACAGGTCAATGGTATGTAGAGAAGAGTTTAACTACATTAGGTAAAGATGATCCTGTATCAGAGATGAATTCAGCCTTATGGAATACCGGTATTGAAGCTGATAAAGATACAGCACGTAAACGTAAGCGTAGACTTCATTATACATCAAACATTTTAGTTGTATCTGATCCTGAAAATCCAGAGAACAATGGTAAAGTATTCTTATACGAGTACGGTGCTAAGATCTTTGAGAAATTAATGGATGCTATGCAACCTAAGTTTGCTGATGAAACACCACTTAACCCATTTGATATGTGGAAAGGTGCTAACTTTAAAATCAAGATTGCTCAAGTAGCAGGCTTCAGAAACTATGATCGTTCTGAGTTTGGTCCGGTTGAACAATTAGCAGATGATGATAAGTTAGAAGCTATTTACAATCAAGAGTATTCTCTTAAAGAGTTTACTGATCCATCTACATTTAAGAGCTATGATGAACTTAAACTTAAGTTAACACGTGTTCTTGGTGAGGACGGTGCAGTAACTACTAGTGCTGAGCAAGTAGACTTAGACGAGAAGGTTGAGTCACCGTTTGTTGCAGATACTCCAGAAGTAGCAGCGCCAGATAATTCATCTGATGATACAATGAGTTACTTTGCTAAGTTAGCCGCAGAGGCATAAAAACTAAAATTTATAAGAGCTATTTTGGGGTTACCTTCGGGTAACCCTTTTTTTTACATACCGGGTCTATACCCGTTAGCTTCCATCATTTGAATAATCTCTGCTTCAGTTGGTCCAGTAGTGCTACCATAATTATTATTAACAGTAGTATTACCAGAATTAGTAGTATTACCTGAATTAACAACAGATGAAGTTTTAGATTCTTTTTCACCATTAATGCTTGGTTGTATAGCCGCATTCTTTTGTTTAGTAACGGCTTGTAACATATCAATTTGTGATACAGTTGAACCAACTATAGGTTTAGGAGTAACTAAAGCTTTGTCCTTTTTAGGCGGGGTTAATAAATCAACTTTGTTATTTTCTTTACTAGCATCTTCACTAACTTTATCTAATTCTTGCAGCACCTCATAGATATCATATATCATCCACATTGCACCCGCAATTGCCACCGCAATTCCAAATGGGCCCGCAGCCGCCCCCAATGCTAATGCAGGTAATTTAGTAGCAAGATGTTTAGCAATTGTGCTCCACCCCATTTTAGCAGCAACCTTTTTAGCTAAGGCCATTACTGTTGATAATGAAACTTTTGTTGCAGCCTTCTTAACAGCGGTTTTCTTAACAGTAGATGTTGCTACTGCCGTAGCTGCTTTCTTTTTAGCTTTTGCAGCTGCAATTTCTGCAGCTTTCTTTTTAGCTAATTCAGCAGCTGCTTTTTTAGCCGCTTTTTCTTTTGCAAGTTTAGCTGCAGCAGCAGCAGCCGCTGTTTTAGCTGCTTTTTCTTTTGCCTTCTTTGCTAATAATGCTTTAGCAGCTTTTTCTTTAGCTAATCTTGCCGCCTTCTTTCTAGCTGTTTTAGCTGCTTTTTCTTTTGCCTTCTTTGCTAATAATGCTTTAGCACCACCAAGAGTAGTTAATGTATCTAAGCCACCGCCAACATCACTGCCTTTAATAGCTGCACGAGTTCCGCCGCGGCCTACTCTACCGCCACGTTTTTTAAGTAGTATTTTTTTGTTCTCTCTACCCTTTTCCTTATCAGCTAATATATCACCCTTCATTATTTGTAAAATTTCACTAGTAACTTCTAAAATGCCTTTATTAGTTTTAAGCAAATCTTCACTCGTATTTCCGTTACCAAACCCATTAAATTTGTTTGGCTCATAAACCATAGTACTACCATGTTTTTTCTTTAAGGCTTCTCCTCGCTGAACTAGTAATAACTCGGCTTCAGCTTTTTTACGCTCAGCAACAGATAACATTATAGTGGATTTTCTAAGCTCTTTTAATGCTTTAAGATGCTCTGGATTTTCTTGAGGGGCTCGATCAATTTCCCTTTTTTTATTTGCTTCTTGATATCTTATAGAGTTAGTTTTAATAGCTTTTTCAGCATTAATTTGATCAAGGTGGGCAGCTTTAGTTTCAATTAAATTATCCCATTCTTGACGAAGGGCTTTCGCTTCAACTTCAGTATATTTTTTATTAGTTTCTGGATTTAGTTGATTTGTAATACCTGAAATACTTTCAAGTTTATGTTTACGCATAAAATCAAATTGGGCCATACCAATAGATCTATGCTTTTTAAGAGCATCCATATGCTCTTCCTTTGCAATTGATAATCTAATTTTAGTTTGTTTTTCGCTATCACCGGCTAAAAATCCATGTAATAAAATAATACGTTTAGCAATAGAACGGAGAGCAGCTTCTTGTCGAGCTGTTGATTCTACAATATGGGCATCACCTTTACGTTGTGTTTCCTGATTAGTTTCAGATTTATCATAAAAAGTTTTGTCTCGATTTGCAGTTTTAAAGTCTTGAGCAACTTGTAATAATTCAATATTTTTAAGTTGGTTTACTTCTTTATTAAGACCGTCAATGGATTTAACTAGTGTATCAAAAGTCTTAGAGATTTTTTCTATAGCTCCATGGCTATTATCTAAAGTATTTTGGATTTTATTTTGGCTTTCTCTAGCGGATACTCCACCCATGGCCACTGCCATTTTAGCTTGATTAGTTGTTATTGGCATTTTCTATATCCTCATTGATTTGCTTAATAAGTAAACTGGTATAGATATCACGTTCCCATGGTAACATATTATCTAGTTCGGTTAAACTATATTTGTGCTCTTCCATCAATGAGAAATTCATCCTATAATAGGCTTCTAATGACTCATGTGAAAGAGCTAAATAAAAAAATCTATTAATCCAGTATAACTAAATTCCTCTGTATATCCACACTTACTACACGTAAATGTATCTTTATATAAAACATATGGTGCATCTAATAAAAAATCAACTGCTTTTTGAAATTGGGTGGTACTTAAACTTTCTACAAAACTAATTCTTTCTTCAAATGAAGCTTCATTTGCATCATATGTTTCTTCACCATAATATATTGTAACTAATGCTGTAGCAACACTTTTAATTAATATTTCAGTATCACTATCAGTTTCTTCATACTTTACAGTATTTCCAACAGTTGCATGTGTTAATTCTAATGATAAGTTATCTTCTAATTTAATTGTATTATCTTTATTATCTTTAGTATTAACTAATTTAGCTTTAGTAATATCAATTGTAACATCTGTTTTATGTTCACACTTTGGACATTCCTTAATTATTTCTATCGATTCTCCTACACTCTTTGCTCTTAATTGCAAAAAGATATATTCTAAATCATAATTAGTTAAATTTTTAATATCCCCATTATAATTTAAACACTCAGATACAATATCAATTAATGACCCTTGTATTTGATTTACATCTTCTGATTCAGATGCAATCATTAAAACTTTTTCTTCTCTAACCAAATATGGTCTATATTCTACATTTTCTTGTGTAGAAGGTATTACTAAACTGTACTTTGGTACAGATAACGTTGGTAATGTATTCATAATATACTTTCCTATAATTTAAAATAAACCTAAACCTTTCACTTGACCTACTGTTGCATCAAATATATCTCTTCCTTGTGAAACTAAATCTGTAAATCCATCCATTAATCCTTGCTCTTGCCAATCATCAAACGACAATGTAATTGAACATTGTAATAAACTATTTTCTGAACTATTCGATAATTCAACTGCATTAACTGCAATAGGGAATGCATTCTTTAATTTAATTGAATATGCCGGTATAATATCATTAGATGCACCTAATTGTTGTAATGTAACATCTGTTACATAATCATTTTTATAATTCAGTTTTAATGATTGTTGATCTACAACCATCTGTTGCCATTGATCAAAATACTTTCTAGCGAAATAATCATTGGTAAGAATAAACGTAAAAGTTACTTCATCTACCAAATACGAATAAGGTTTCTTAATAGCTTTATGAGTAACAAATGATTCCATAGTAGCAATACGTTTACCTGGAAGTTGTACGCTTTCACAAAGCAAGAATATATCTCTTGGATCATTAATAAATGCCATAGGATCAATAGAACCACCTGATAATAATGAACCACCGATATTAGATACTAAACCAGATACATCCATATTAAATAAGCCGGGACCCATAGGTCCTTGCATTTTTGGATGAGTAATGTATATAGCAAACCTATTAGCTCTAGCTACACCACCACGCTTTCCAATAGTTGATTTTAATGTATCTATTCCGACTGGTAATGACATTAATATTTTCCTCTTGAATCTTTCCAAACTTTAGTCTTCTTAGCTTTAGCGAAGTTTTCTGTTGGAAGAAATATTGCTATATCCCATTCAGATGCTTCAACTTTCATAATCTTAGAATCTACATGTTCAGTTAAATAATGTTTAAAACATGGCGCAAAATACTTAAACTTCGCAGCACTCTTCAATAAATTATAATTTAATTTTAATCTAGTTGTTTCATCAAACTTTTTATTATTGGCAATCTCTGTTAACCTATCAAGGAAAATAGCTCTTTGCTTTAATGGTAGATAATGTAGGTTTAACCCATAAAATCCGCCTGGAGCCTTTTGTACCATGATAGTTAAAGGGAACCTATCATAGTAAGGTAACGTTTTTCTATGCTTTGGGTCGTACGCATACATAAACATATCACCAACACGAGGTCTCTGCTTCTTTACTAGTCGATCATCTGACATCATCTTATGCATATTAATATCATTCATCCCACCAACCTTTTTGCGGAACCAATCTTGTGCTTCCTTAGATCTCTTTGTAAGACCTTTGCGGAATGCTTCACTTTCTAATTTGTCGAATAAACTTGCCATATTACTTATTTATACATTTTTTCTTAATCTTCTTAAAGGAC